TTTTTAGTTTGCACACGATAACTTTCGCACCATCTAGTATGGGCATGGAATACTTGTCTCCATACATGTCTCTGCATCTGTTCCAGTTCATGCTGGCCCTTACGTGTCCTGGCATGTTTGCTCTGCCCTTGGCCACTTCCGCCGCTTGGTATTTGGTCATGTTGTTCGCTCTCTTGGGAGATCCTTTCTCCCAGCCTGGTCTTGACTTGAACTCTGCCCTGAATTCACTGATCCTGTCCAACACCTTTTTCTCTTCATTGCCCGAAAGCACCATATACAATATCTCGCTCAGGAAGTCTTGCACGAACACGGGGGTGTCTGATCTTTTCAAATCCAATCCCATTGCCTTCATCTTCCCTTCCTTGCCGTCCAGATCTGTCCTCTTACCTTCCTTGTCGTAGTACAGCAGTGCATATCTTTTCTTTGTGATGAACAGACCTTTTGATGCAACAAGTTCCCTACCTGCCGCAATTACTTCTCCTCTTGTTGCCGGAGTATGGAATGCTTTGGTCATGAATGCCTTGAACGAAGTGTTTACTTCCTCGGATATCTTATCGTACAAGCCTAGTATAGAATCCTTGGTCCATGGAATCAGTCCGTCCTTGATCTCTTTCTGTAAAGTTTTGTATGCTGAGAAATACACAGAGTCAGTGTCTCCATACACAACACTCTCACCTTTGTGGTCATACTTGCCTGCAACAATTTCATTTACCTTGCTGGCCATGTGTTTTGTGATACATCTGCCCGATAGTGTGACTGACTGTCCTATCCTCATGTCAAAGAACCTACATCCTGGGTTCAGGATTGCACCATACAGACTGTTCAAGTTAATCTTCTTGACCAACTGTCTCTTGTCCCAATATTCTCTTTCAATTTCGTTATCTCCACAATCACGCATTTTCCGTTGCATCTCCTGTCTTTCTTCATACCAACGTTTCAGCAGGCCCGGAATGATTGCTTCGTACTCGTATGTGAACAAGGTACCATTTGCACTCAACATCCATTTGTTGTTGCCATCAAAAACTAACTCGTACAGTTGTGCCGCTGACATTCTTACACTTGTCTTGTCTTCCCAGTCGACCACAACCTCAGTTCCTTTCTCTCGATTCATCACGGCTTGATACTCCCAACTACCAAACTGTCCATCCCATGATGCCGCGAATGATTTCTTTGCGTGTTTGGCTCTGTTGATCTCTGCAGAAGTTATCACAGGTCTTATCTGTCCTATGATTGTCTCTGGTCCCATGTTCAGTGCCCTAATCACACTTGGATACAGTGAGTTGATGTCGATAGATCCAATCCAGTCATGTATTCCTTTTTGCGGAGTTGCCACATAGGCTCCTGCCGCTGTCATTGGTTCTGCGTCTTTGTCTCTGTATTTCCTGCCAGGCACAATCATGCCACGTCTGTGTGTTTCGTTCACGATAGCCTGTTCCGTAACTGCGACTGCTCCCATTGTTGTCTGCAGTAGCACTGTGTTTTGGTGTGCTATTTCATTCGCAAGTTCTATGAACTTCAATTTCTTCTCAAGTTTGGCCAGTAGTGCTGTGTCCTGTCTGTTGTATTCTATGAACAAGCCAAAGTCATTTTTATAAAGTGCATCAAGCGATCCCTCATAGACTGTTTTCTTTTCATCTAATTCGTGTTCACCTATCGCATCTAGTCTGAATGAATGTCTTTCCTCGTATGTGTATTTCCTGTACAGTTCTAGCAAGTCCAAGTGTACTCGACCAACAAGATCAAAGCTCAACTGTTCTCTACCGTATTTTTCAAATACCCTCTTCCTGGGTTTCTCTCCCCAGAAACAAAGACGTCTTGTGTCGTCACCACTCAATACTTTTTGTATTCTACCCACAGTGTAAGGTATGTCATACCCTTCACTGTTCCAACCACTTAGGATGTCTGCATCTTCCACTAGTTCTAAAAAAGCATCTAGCATGTCTTTTTCTTTTTCAAACAACATGCAGTTGGGAAATCTCTCTGTCAACGACTTTGCATCTTGCATTGATATAGTCTTTGGAGGAACAGCTAGTGTGACCAGTTGGTCAGTCCAACTCATGTAACAACTTATGGCAGTGACAGGCATGAAAGGATCATCTGTTGATGCATAACCTCTCTCGGGATCAAAGTCAACTTCAATATCAAAGAACATTGTGTTAAGTTTAGGAGTTTCCTTACCCAGATAGTTCTCTTCAAGACATCTGAACACAGGATTGATGTCCTGTTCATACAATGTTTTGTTGGATCGTATTCTCTGTTCCTTGATGAATTCTTTCTGTGTTGTACACTGTACTTTCTGCAACGGTGCTCCGGCCATTGATCTGTGTTTGCCCCTTGCGTCCTCGTAGTAGAAAACGTAACGTGCATCGTACTCTACGAACACACGACCTTTCTTTGGATCACGTTCTACAACGTATATCTTGTCCTCGTCTTTTTTGTATAGTGCGTCTATGTAACTCATAATAGTTTTTATTTTATGTTTTTTCCCCTAACAAAGTCAATCAATCTTTGTGAATAATTCTCTTGTTCTTCTGGAGTAGCATGATGTCCGTTATCTTTACAATATTTGGTAGTGTAGTCTATTTCAAAGTAAGGAGCCATGTTGTTTGGTATTACTTGCTTGAATGATTGATACTCGTCATTATAGTGACTAATGAAAAATATTTTACTACCACGATTCTCTGCATATGCAATAAGTTTTTTGTATTCAGGTATCTGTAGTGCTATGATGGGAGTTGTGTCGAGGTAAACAAAATACTCTTGTATATTTTTTAATTTTGATTTTGTGAACTCATCAACATGATCGAGATTTTTATTAATGTGTGGAGACCACCTATAAATTTCTTTTGTGTTCGCATTTTTTACCTGTCTACCACAGTTGCTTATCAACTGTACCAGACACACATCGACTTTGTTATTTTTTAGATATTTGTACACAGTCTCAAATATTTCTTGGTTAGTCTGCCCACCGGAGGCCAAATTTACGCCACCCATTCGTTTCATGAAAAGATCAGCATAGTCTTCCTTGTCATATATTGGAGGAGTTCCTTGTGTAAAATCATAATCAGTCATACTGGCACCAAAAAAACAATATTTGTGATGTTGTCCGGTTATATCAAATCTACCCTTGTTTTTGGTTATCTGTCCACGTAGGGGATAGTGAGGTATTTCTAAGAAATACTCTCCATTGAGTGTGAAGTGTTTACCATGTACAGTGTGTGTTTCTAGGTAGTCATTGTTTGTACATTGGTAGGATCCAACATCTGGATTTATATTGACTCCATTTATGTCTAATTTAGAAATTGTAAAGCCATTTCCTGGATCAGAATCGATAATGCTTTTTGTCCTTCCGGATCTTTTAATTTTTATCTGTAATGAATGGTCACTTTGTACAACATGTTCGAAGTCAATTTTATCATTTAAGTGTTCATTAAAAATAGTTTTGCCATTAATTTCTAGCGTTATCAATGGTGCTTGTTTTTTAATGTAGACTGGAGTCAATTGTAATTTAATAGAATGATTCATTAGGTTTCAGTTACACTATTAATTTTTTGATTTCTTCCGCTATTATGTGATTGCCTTCAATAGACATATGATTGATATCTCCCGGGTATTGTTTCCATATGTGATTAAAGTTGTGCGTGATTTGTTTTGTATCCTCTGGCTCGTGGAATGTAATATGTATGGTGTTTGATATATTCATTAATTTATCTACAAACAATTGATAGGTGTCTTCCTGATATTCGGGATCATAATAATTCGTCAAATACTCGTGTACTGTTTTCATGTCCTTGTTTTTTTTACTATAATATTCAACATCATTCAACATGAAATCATTGTTGTACCTTGTTGGGTTATTTTTGTGTACAGGGTGTTTCCTAGTATGTATTCGCCACGGCGACGTGTGACATATCACCGCTTTGTCAAAGTTCAAAAATGTCTGTAAGCCTTTATAAATCTTGTACTCACCAATACCGTTTTTGGCAAAGTTACTGACTTCACCCTCTAGCATTCTTGCCCAACCAGAAGGGTCAGCGGCAAAACTATCACCAAACACAAACACTCTCATACTACCACCAATAACTTGCAACGCCAAAACCATAGACGTTTATGATTGAAAAATATCCTGTGATCATCATGACAAATGCCGCACCTCTCCTGAATGATGCATAACATTGTGTGACTGCTCCCACGAAGAATGCTGGGTACACTATGGTCATATCGGGATCGTTGGCAGTAATTGCCAATGTCATACTTGCCCCCACGGTGAATATGAAACTGACCATCTCGAAATAGAATGCAGTGTTATCTGATCTATAACTGTTCTTCCAAAACTCTATTATGCTTGTTCCCATTAAAAAAATACTTTTATGTTTCCTATTACATTCATTATGGTGAACCAACTTGCCAGTACTGTGGTCCAGATGATTCTTCTCCTGTAAGATCCTATCGCAAGTGTTATTGATCCTATAAGATATATAGGAAACACTAATGCCATTTCAGGCTCTGGCGAGGTAAAAGTCAAGATACAAGATCCTACTATTGTGAATACTACCGAAACCAGTTCGTAGTAGAAAGCAGTTTTGTCTGTCCTGTAACTTGTTAACCAAAAGTCCTTGATTAACTTGTACACTATAACTTGCCTGCGGCTACTAATATGGACTCTAGTGTGTCTAGGTCGTCTGTCAGATTCTTGTAGTTGTCCTTGTGTGCTATTGAGATTGCCTTGTTGATCAGAGCGGGTTTGAGCTCAAGCTCTTCAGAGATTGCTTTAACCGTATCTCTCAATCCACCCTTGAGGTCGTCCACCTCTCCTAGTACCTGTGAACCCTGTGATATGATCTGGATTAGCTTTTGCTTCTCTGCGTCATTGAAATTTCTTACTGCCATTTGTTTCTCCTGTTGTTAATTTACATTATACTATAAACATCGATTTAAAGCAACTTATTTTTTTTACTTACAACACTTTGTTCAGATTGACCGCTCCATGTATAAGTCAAATTAGATGCTTCCTTCATTCTATCCAGCAGTTCAATTTTTGGTAAACTACCATATGAAAAATGTGCTACTTCATTGGTGAACACGACAGGAAAATCGGTTATTATATTTTTGTAGGTTGTGCTATTTTTATTTTTTGCTAAAATGGCTTGATGATTTCCAATAAAGATTAACTTATATTTTGATTTATCGATGAAGTCATACACTGCTTTTGTAACGTTAGGCCAAAAACTCTGCATAAAGTCGTCAACAATTATAATTTTTGCATTTAAATTTTCCCCGACTCTTAGGTCGTTAATTGTTCCATCAAAATCTTTATGGGCATCAACGTGAAGTAATTGAATTTCTGCATCAAATACTAGTTTTTTTGAATCTTGATCAATAAAAACAGCATTGGGGATTATTTTTTTACAATCTTTTTTGCTCCAAGTCTGTTGCCAGTCGTCAACAAGATAAGTTTGCTCACTATAAGCACTCATGCTTAATGCACTGCCACCATGCCCGACTCCAATTTCCATTGTTGCCTTGTTAAATTCAGAAATAAAATTGCAGTAAATATACCAATCAATACCTGTTTTGCCAGGTTTAGGTTTTACACCTGCTATTTGTTCTTCGATGATAGTATTGGTCCGAAGCATACTAAAGTATATAACAGATTTGGTATGAATGCAAATTATTTTTTCTTCTTGGTGTTGACGTTGATCGCTTTACCACGCCTGTTGGGATTTGGATCTTTTCTTCTCTTCCTCGCCGCCGCACTTGCACGGCCTTTTTTACCTAGTGCATATGCTTTCTTGGCTGGTAAACATTTTGGCTTGCCCTCGCCTTTGCTCTTACCACCGCAGGCACCTCTAATTTTTCCTTTTGGCCCAACTCTTACCCATTTGTCCTTGAACCATTTTTTAAGATTCTCGTTGAGTGTTTCTTCAAACACTAAACCGCCACAGTTAACACAGATGTCAACGTCTTCGTTCTTGACACAGTTGTTTACTCTCTTGCCGAACATGGTCTTCATGCCCTTCTTTGTGTAGCCCTTCCAACACCTTGTGCCTTCGTCCACCAATGAGTCTAAACCGTATTCAGGATTGATCGCTCCGTGCATCTTTTTGGCTATCATGTCCATCTGCATGGCAACCATGAAATCATAATCTGAAACATCTTTCGTCCTGTGCGTGTAAATCTTTACTAGGACCTCATCATAGAACACACCTAAGTCTGCATGATGGTCTAATTTCTCTTGTGGTTTGACAGTGTTTATTAAGAACTTGATCACTTCGAAGTAATCTTCAAACTTGTATCTTTTCTGTAGGCTGTTGTCCTTGTACTCCCAGTCTGGAAGG